ACTTAATAAACTTTGCAAAAGAAATTGGTTATTCAGACCAAGAAATTTCTATGTTAGTAGATCATAGATCAGTTATTATGTTAGCTAACGCTTATCGATACGATAAGTTAAAAAAAGCTAATTTAAAAAATAAAAAAGTAACAAAAGTATCTAAGGTTGTGAGTTCATCAAGTTCTAAAATTCAAGATGATAGTGATATTGCAAAGCGTATGAAATCTAAAAAGGCAACTCTTAAAAAATCAGGAAAAGTTAATGATGCTGTTTCTGTTTTGCAAGAGATGTTTTCTCAATAACATATAGAAAGGAATAAGTAATGGCACAACCAACCAATACTTTTGATACCTATGATGGTTCAAACTCTATAAGAGAAGATTTAGCTGATGTAATTTACAATATTTCACCGACTGAAACTCCTTTTATGAGCAACGCTGCCAAAGGTACAGCAACTAACACACTATACGAATGGCAGACAGACTCCCTAGCTGATGCTGGTGCAAACGCACAAATCGAAGGTGACGACTACTCAGGGGAAGCAAGAACTGCAACTGTCAGACTTAACAATAGAACTCAAATATCATCAAAATCTGTAACTGTTTCAGGTACAGATGATGCGGTTGATAACGCTGGAATGAGTACACAGATGGCGTATCAATTAGCAAAGATGGGTAAAGAGCTAAAAAGAGACATGGAAAGAGCTTTTGTAGGAATAGAAAATGCCAAGGTTACTGGTAATTCATCAACTGCAAGAGAACTTGCCTCAGTAGGAACATGGTATGGTGGTAACAAACCAGGTACATCATCTGCTGCTGGAAACTTCTCAACTAATGGTTCACCATCAGCAAATCCTGCTGGTGATGGATCAACTGCAATCGCTGGTGGTTCAAACCGAACTTTTACAGAAGCATTATTAAAAGCTGGTCTTTTAAAATCTTTTGAATTAGGCGGTGAGCCTGAGACAGTAATGATGTCACCTACACACAAGCAACTTGCATCTGCATTTGCTGGTGTAGCAACAAAGTATAAAGACGCATCTGACAGAGTATCTATTGGTACAACTGACATTTATGTATCTGACTTTGGTGAGGTAGCATTTGTACCTAACAGACATCAAAACGCAAATAGGGTTGACATTTTACAAATGGAAATGTGGAGCATCGATTTTCTTCGCCCTTTCCAAACTGTCGATCTTGCAAAAACTGGTGACTCTGACAAAAAGTTACTCTTAACTGAGTACACTTTATGTGCAAAAGCTCCAAACGCAAACTACGGAATATTTAACCTAAGCTAAAATTTTATTTAGTTACAAAGGACTGGGAGGGTTTTTATGCCCTCCCTTTTTTTATTAGAGAGGAAACAATGGCAATATTTACAAACAAAAAACATACATCAAAATTATTTAAGATTGTAGAAAACGCAAAAAAATCTGATCCTATGATTTCAAAAGGTGAAGGTAAAAAACAATCAAAACAAACATCTGCTGGTGATCGTAAGTACGATCCAATGTTAAGTATGAGAAGTAATCAAGGTTTAGAAATACAAGACACAGTTGATATGATGATTGCAAAAGCAATTAAGTAATGGCTAAAAAATTCTCACTTAATGATCCTAACGATCAATCATCAGTAAAGACTAATCTTATTGTTGATGAAGCTGAGAATAAATTTCACATAGAGAACTATCAAGATCCAGCAACTATCAAAGAAATAGTTGATGCTAATAAAGTTGCACAAAATGAAGGTGCATACAAACTCAATGCTTTAAAAAATGAGAAGGGTTATCGAGTTGCAAGACTCCCTAACATAGTCGTGCATCAATTAGCAAAGCAAGGAATTGTAAACTACAACGGAAAAGTATTAGACAAGACTAGATTTTTTAGATGGTTAAACGACTCAGATAATAAACATTTTAGAATATATACAGGTAACTTATAATGGCACTTGACACTTACGCAAATCTTAAAACATCTATCGCTAATTACCTGAATAGAGATGACCTTACATCTTTTCTTGGTGACTTTATTTTACTTACAGAAACAAGACTTAATAGAGAGCTAAGAGTAAGAGAAATGGTAAACACAGACACCTCTATTACAACTGCTTCAGGCACACAAAGCTATGCTTTACCGACAGGGTATTTAGAAGCAACTACAGTTATTTATCAAAGTGATCCTTTTTGCACATTAAGATTTATAAGTAATACAGATTTTTACAATAAATATAATACTAGTCAGTCAAATGGTAAACCTACATACTTTACTATTGTTGGTACAAATATCTTATTAGGAACAACACCTGACTCATCAACAACTTTACAGATTAATTATTACAAAAAATTATCAACCTTATCTGACAGTAATACAACAAATACAATATTAACAAACTACCCTGAATTATATCTTTATGGTGCATTAGCGGAGTCAGCTCCATTTATTATGCAAGATGAAAGAATAAACACATGGGGTGCTTTGTATAAAGAGGCTCTTAAAAATGCTAATGAAACATCATCAAGAGGATCAACAACTACATCACCACTTCAGATGTCCACACCAGCGGTGGCGTAGATGATAGAGTTTGGTGACTTACAAGCCGACTTACCGAGTTACAAAAACTCAGGTGCATTAGTTGTAGATAATGTATTACCTTTAGCTAAAGGATATAAAAGTCTTGCTGGTTTTCAGGCATTAAGTGGCACAGGATTGTCTAATGCTGCTGTAGGATTGTTTACAAGTTTTAGTGCAAGTGGATCTACAAACTATGCTGGTGATAGAAGTAAACTTTATCAAATGAACTCCTCTTTGGTTTTTATAGATAAAAGTAAAGCTGGTGGATATAGTAACTCTACCACAGAAAATGCAAGAGACTTTTGGGCTTTTACACAGTTTGGCACAAACATAATTGCTACAAACTTTGCAGACAATATACAAAAGTTTGATGAAGGTACAGATAGTGCTTTTAGTGATCTTGTTGCTCTGAAAGCAAAATACATCGCTGTTATAAGAGATTTTGTTGTAGCTGGTTATACCAATGAATCAGGTGTTGCTTACAACCAACGAGTTAAATGGTCAGGTATAAATAACAGTTCAACATGGACTCCTAGCCAAGCTACACAATCAGGCTTTCAAGATATTGTCGGATCACATGGTAATATTCAAGCCATCGTAGGCGGCGAGAGTGCTGGTGTAATCTTTATGGAAAAGGCTATCTACAGAATGGAATATGTAGGTACTCCATTAATTTTTCAGTTTGTAAAGATTGCAGATAACATTGGTGCATTTGCTCCTAAGTCAGTTGCTTCATACGGAAACATGATTTTCTTTTTAGCACAAGATGGTTTTTATAAACTTACTGGTGCACAGCAACTAACACCGATTGGAAATGGTAAAGTAGATAACTTCTTCTTTGATGATTTATCATCTAACCTTGATGGTATTACATCTGCTATAGATCCTAACAACTCTATTGTTGTATGGTCATATCGTGGATCAGGTGCTACAGGAACTACTAATAACAAATTATTAATTTATAATTATGCAGTAGATAAATGGTCTACAGGTAGTGGTCAAGATTTAGAATTTATAGCAAGTGCTTCACAAGAAGCATTTACAACATTAGAGAGTTTAGATGTGTTAGGTGATTTAGATAATCTACCAAAGTCACTTGACTCATATTTCTACAAAGAAGGAATTGTTGGTCTTGCTGGTTTTAACTCTGAAAACAAATTTGGAAAATTTATTGCTAATAGTCTGTCAGCTACAGTAGATACAACTGAGTTTGAAGGTGCTGATGGTAAAAGATCAACACTTATTAATTGCAGACCGATAGTTGATGGCACATCAAATACATCAGTCACAGTAACCCCAATAACGAGGCAATCACAACTTGATACAACGACAACTGGTGCTGTTACTAGCACTAACGATACTGGCACTTGTCCTTTACGCTCTACCTCTCGATATCATCGGATAAGAGTTAATGTGACAGGTAACTTTAACACCTTGTCAGGCGTAGATATAGAAGCGAGACCTGAAGGTGGCAGATAATCAGTTTCCTACAGTTCCCTTATCGATACCCGATCAAGGACAACACCTACGATTAGTTTCAACATCATTAAATAACACTATCAATGGTAAGTTAAATAGCACAGGAACAATAACACTAGCTGCAAACGCAACAACCACAACTCTAACAGATGCTCGTATTGGTGGTAATTCCGTTATTATTTTTATGCCTACAACTGCTAATGGTAGAACAGGTCTAAACAGTTTGCATATCTCTGCTCGATCAAGCGGAAGTGCTACTCTTACTCATGCAAATTCAACAAACACAGATCAAAACTTATCTTACTGTGTCATTGGATAATGTAATTACTAGAGTTCCTAGTGAAGATGTTGATTTCATATGGAGTCAAGTAGCTCCTTTGTTAGAGAAAGCATTAGACGAAACATACACTATACAAGACATCAAGCATGGTTTACTCAATGATCGTATGCAACTATTTATTAGTTGGAATAATGATCGGGTTGAAAGTGCAGTCGTAACAGAAATAGCAGAATATCCTCAATCTAAAGTATTACGATACTTTTTAGCGGGAGGCACTAACCTAAATAATTGGTTAGAGAATATACAAACAACAATAGAAAAATTTGCAAAAAGAGAAAATTGTACTCACTTAGAAGTCGCTGGTCGCAAAGGCTGGGTACGAAAATTGAAAGGATATAAAGTAAAAGCATACTTACTAAATAAGGAAATATAAAATGTCAAAAGGATCATCACCACAAAATGTAACAACCACATCATCTGCTGAACCATCAGAGTTTATAAAGCCCTATTTAACACAGGCTATCGATTACAGTCAAGATTTGTTTGAGTCAGATTTACCAAATTTCTTTCCAAATAATACTTTTGTAACTCCAGCAGCAGAAACACAAGCTGCATTAGATTTAGCTACAGTAAGGTCATTAGCTGGTAATCCACTTTTAAATCAGTCACAAAATCTTGCTAGTCAAACATTATCTGGTGACTTTTTATCACCAACCACTAACCCATACTCACAAGGACTTTTTAATCAAATGGCTGATGATGTTACATCAAAAGTACAATCACAATTTAGCAGAGCTGGTAGATTAGGATCAGGTGCTAATCAAGAGATACTTGCTGACTCATTAGGTCGATTAGCAAATCAAGTATATGGCGATCAGTTTAATAGAGAAAGAGCAATACAAGCTCAGACTATGCAAACTGCACCACAGCTAGGTGAAATGGATTTTAATGATATCAGAAGATTACAACAAGTAGGTGCTGATAGAGAAAGTATAGAACAAACAAAATTACAAGATGCAATTTCAAGATTTGATTTTGAACAACAAAAACCATTCTTAAAACTAAACCAATTTCTAGGTGCTTTAGGATCACCTGTGCCAACACAAACAGTTTCAACTCAACCTGTATTTAGAAATACTGGTGCTGGGTTATTGGGTGGTGCGTTAGTAGGATCAAACATAGCTGGTATGATGCCACAAGGATCTATGTTTGCTAATCCTTTATTTGGTGCTATTGGAGGTGGTTTACTGGGAGGATTTGCATAATGGCATACACAATGATTATGGATTTACTTAATCAAAAAGCCTTAAATACTTTTGGAAATAAAAGAGGAGGTTTATTAAATCCTCAATTTACCGCAGATTTAGGAATGGGATTATTACAAGGTAGTGGATATACAACTATGCCTACAAGTTTTGGTCAGACAGTCGGTAATGCATATCAAAAGGCAATAGACTCACAAAGAAAAAGAGATTTATTAGGTATAGCAGAATTAGGAGCATTAGCAAAAGTAGCAACAGCAACAAAACCCAAAGCAAAAACAGATTTTTTTAACAAGTTAGATTTATTCAATAGTATTTCTTCTAAACCAGAAGATCAGAGAAGCCAGTCTGAGCAAAACACATTGGCTGCATTAGAGAAAACATTAATGGCAAAAGAAACTATTGGAGATATAAAAGTTAGTATAGCAAATAAATTAAAAAAAGGTGAACCATTATCTGAGGGTGATAAAGCGGTTATGGACTTTATAAAAGCTACAGATCCACTTACAGCTTTTTTTGGCTCATTTGATAAAGACTCAAAAGTTGATGAACCAAAGTCTGATAGTGAATACAAAAAAATATCAAATATTAATGATGCCACTATTGATGATTTTGAAGAAGGTGCTAAATACGAAATTAATGGCATAAAATACACATTTACAAATGGTGGATTTAAAGAAGATTAATGACAACAGTTTCTCTAGAGCAGTTAAAAAATTCTCCTAGTGTTTTATCTTTAAATGAATTAAAAGAACAAAAAAGCGATTTAGTTTCACTTAATGATTTAAAAAAATTAAATGTTTCTGAACCTGAAATATTTGGAGTTCCTTTATCACAAGCTGAGATTGGTGGTCAAAAGTTTGCAGATACACCAGTCGGTAGAGTTGTTGATACAGCTATACAAGATCAAAAGAAATTGTTTGGTGATGTAGGAGTGCCTGAACCAGCAAAAGTACCTGAGTCAAAAGAAGAAAAAGAGTTTTTTGGATTTAGCACAGAGAGATTTCCTACTACAGAAGTTTTAGGTTTAGATATAATTGACTACAAAAAAGTTTATCAAGACTCAGAGAATTTAGGAGATTTTGTAAATAAAATAGGTAAGCATGTTACTAAAACACTTGCTGGTAATGTTTATGGAGTTTCAGATGTTGCATTAAAAACAACATTTGCTCCTATTCAAGCAGCTATTTCAACCATTGGTCAAGTAGCAGAGGAAGTAGTTTTAGAAACTGTTGGTAAAGAAGGTTTTGAAAATTTAGAAAAAAGTATTTTTGGATCTAAAACATTGAAAGCTGATAATATCAAAGAGGCATTTGAGGAATTTTCACACATAATATTAGCTGACACTATAAGTAGAGCTCCTCAACCAAAACAAATAAATTACTTCAACGATACATTAAGAAAACTTGATGACACAAAACTGAAAGACAGAGTGATCCAAGAAGATATAAATGTAAAAGGAAAACCCTTTTTAGATGGTACGAAAGATAAAGTAGCAGATATTGTAGCTGAAACAGTAAGCTCAAGAACTGGTGAAAATTCATTTGCTGTAAGATCAAATTTTTTAGAAAAAGTTAATAAAGCAATATCCAATAAAGAAAAACCAGCATACATAGATAGTGTTGTGCAAATGTCACGAAAGCCAACATTAGCAGATTTACAAAACACTTTTGGTTATTCAGCTAAATGGAATCCAGCAAAAAATTATCAAGGTCAAATTTTAGGGGAAATTAAAGCACAAAAAGGATCTCCAAAAAAAGTTATAACAAGACAAGAAGTTCTTAATAAATTTATTAAAGACTTAAACGCTCCAATAGCTACTGGTAGAATAAGAGGAAAAGGAACACTAGGTTTATATTTTCCAAAGTATGAAGAAATAAGAATAAAACATAAATACGATCTGAATACAGCAGCTCACGAAATAGGTCACTTTATAAATGCAAGATTTCCAGAAATAACAAAACAATATAAACAAAATCCTACATTTAATGCAGAATTAAAATCAATATCTTACGATAAGAATATTGTGCAAGAGGGCTTTGCAGAATTTATGAGATTGTATTTAAATAAACCAGAGGTAGCAAAACAATATACTCCAAGATTTTATGAATTTTTTGATACAAATCTTAAATCAGATAACTTTAAAACAAATGTAAACAATAAAAATGTTTCATTAAAAAAACCAATACTTAACGCACAAAAAGATTTTTCTGGTTACTGGAAGCAAAGTGATTTAGGTAGAATAGAGTCAAAGATTGGTTTTACTGATGGTATAAATGACAATCTTGGTAGCTATGGTCAAAGATTCCGTAGTGAATTTATTGATAATTTAGAAGGCTTGGCAAGAATGGAAAGAGATCTTGGAAAGCCAGATGCTCCTATTTACAAATTAGCTTCAGGTTTAAGAACTGGAGAGTCAATAGTTAATGGTGCTATAAAAGAAGGCATACCCATATCTACTTATGATATGAGGACTGGTAAACTAGCTATTCGTTTTGATAAAACTATGTCTTTAGAAAAGGCATTAAAACCAGTTGGTGATAAACTAGATTTATTTTTACAATACGCAGTTGGAAGATCATCAAGAGAATTGTATGGGCAAGGTCGTGAAAGATTATTTACAAAAAGAGAAATTGATACAGCTCTTGGTTTAGCTAAAAATAATCCGAAGTTTGAAAAAGCATTTGCAGACTTACAGATTTGGCAAAAAGGTATAGCAGACTTTGCACAAAAGTATGGTGAACTATTTACTAAAGAGCAAAGAGCTAGGTGGCAAAGAGTCGATTACCTTCCATATTGGCGTGTAAGAAGTGGTAAACAAGGTAAGACAACAACACTTTCCTCTGATGTAGTTGGTGAGTTTGCTGGTATAAAAGCTCTTAAAGGTGGCACAGAAAATTTAAAACCTATATTAGATAACATTGTAAATAATGCTAGAATGTTAATTCAAGAGTCTGTTTCAAACAGAATTAAATTAGACATCTTATCCTTTCTGAACAAAAATAGTGAAAAGGGTGCTGGTAGATATATTGTTTTAAGACCAATGAAATCTAAAGAAATTGCAAGGGCAAAAGTGACAACCAAAAGTATTGCTAAATCATTTGGGGAAAGTTTCACAAGGGTACTTAGAGATAGTAAAGACAAAGAAGTAAAACAATATACTGATAATTTTTATGAATTATTAAGAGATACTTTCAAAGATATGGGCGATTTTGCTGATGTCGCAATATTGCAAAAAAAAGCAATCGAGGGCATGGCTATGCCTGTGATGATAAATGGAAAAGTAAAGTATTTTGAAGTGCAAGACAGAATGGTTTTAAATGCACTTAAAGGGCTAGATCCAAGACCAAACAATCCTTTATTACAAGGTATAGCTGGTGTTTTAAAATTACCAAAAAAAATTGGTCAAGCATCTATTACATTAATGCCTGATTTTTTTGTAGCTAACTTTGCAAGAGATACTGCTATGGCAAGTATTATGACTAAAGCTGGGTACAAACCTTTTATAACAGCCATATCAGGTATTAAATCAAGAATAAAAAAAGATCCAAAGTATTTAGAGTGGTTGGCAAATGGTGGTGATCTAGGATCATATTATAGAAACGAAGCAGTATTTAGAAACAGAATACAAAATTTTTATAAAAAAGAAGGCATCAATATTAAAAAAGTTGCTAATACTCCAATACAAATGTTTAGAATGTTGGAGGAATTAGGATCTGTCATTGAAACAGCATCGAGACTTGGTGAATATAAAAGATCAAGAGATCGTGGTGCATCAATAGCAGAAAGCGTATATCGTTCCAAAGAAATATCAGTAGATTTTGGAAAAAGAGGAGCTTATGAAACTGGACTTGGTAAGTTTTTAGACTTCTTAAATGAAACAGTCATGTTTTTGCGACCAGCGATATTAGGTATAGACAGAGTTTACAGAGGTTTTGCTAAAGACAGCAATAGAAAATCAATAGCAATAAAAACAGGAATGTTAGCTATGGGATCTATGGCTCTTGCACTTGTAAATAACACAAACCCAATTTATCAGACTTTAGAAGATTGGGATAAAGATACTCATTGGCATATCTTCATTCCAACAAAAAGATATATAGAATATTTTTTAGAGAATGGAGAGTTTCCACCTAATGAAAACATATTACAATCAATGGGTTACAATCCTGAGCTTGGAACAGTCAATCCATTTTTCACACATTGGAGATTACCTAAGATATGGGAAATAGGCTCTATAGCTAGTATAGCAGAAAGAGTTGGTATCAATACAGTTAATGGTACATTATTTGATTCTGATACAGCAAATGAATTTACAAGACTTTTTTTAGGTAACTTTAGATTAAATCCTATACCTCAATTTGCTTTGCCAATTTTTGAACAAATTGCAAATAAATCACTATTTACAGGTAGAGAAATTGTAAATCCTTTTGAAAGAAATTTAGCTCCTGAATTACAAGGTGGCGAAAGCACATCAAGAACATCACAAGAAATTGGTAAACTTACAAAAATATCTCCACCTCGTATTGAACATTTAATAAGAGGTTATTTTAATACATTCGCTGGATATGGTTTTACTTTGTCAGATCAATTCTTCTTTAATGATATAGAGGATCTTTCTATAGGTAAGATACCTGTGATAAGAAGATTTAGAAAAGATGTTCCTAATAGAAATAATCAATATGTAAAAGAGGCATATGAAATTATTGATGAAATGCAAACCACAATAGCTAGTGCAAGAGAAAGTATAAAAAGATTTGATCCCGAAGGTGCAGAAAGTTATCTGGTTGAATCTTCATTGGAAGAAGTAAAGTTTGGTAACAAAACAAAAGAACTCTTAACAGAATATAACAGATATATTTCTGTTGTGAAAAATACAAAAACATTAACACAACTTCATGCTGTTACAGAAATTGTAGCAAGTCTTGGTGGAAGAAAAAAAGAAAAATATATAGACAATTTAAAAGATGAAGGAATATACAACGACTTAGGAGCTTTAAAGAAGTTTTTAAATGATGATTTATACATACAAAGAAATCGAATTGCAGAGAAATTTGTAAAAATAATTGAAAGTCAAAGAGAGGAATAAATGACAGTATCAAATTTTAGTACCACAGCGAGTAACAATACAGCAATTAATGGTGTCAATATATCAGAGGGCATGAGTCCATCTGATGTAAACAACGCTTTGCGTGAGTTTGCAAAAGACATTAGAACTGTATGGAATGACAAAGAGTGGTTTTTATTAGGTGACGCAGATGGAGCAACCACCTTTACAAGAGCCTCTGCTTCTAGCGTTACAGTATCTTCAAACATAACTTCCGCTTACCATGTAGGTCGTAGAGTCAAAGTTATTGGTTCTAACACAGGCACAATCTTTGGTAAGATTGCAACAAGTTCTTTTTCTTCACCGAACACAACCCTTGCTTTTACTTTTGATAGTGGATCTATCTCATCAGGTGACTCCACAGTCGCAGTATATGTCGGTTCGGTTTTTACAAATCCAGCTAATCCTGTTGTCGATGAAGATAACATGGCGAGTGACTCTGCTGTCCTTCCTCCTTCTCAACAATCCACAAAAGCATTTGTCACTTCAGGCTCAGTTACCCTTTCGAATAAATCAATCGCATTAGGTAGTAATACAATCTCAGGAACTACTGCTCAGTTTAACTCAGCGTTATCTGATGGGAGCTTTGCCACATTAGCTGGATCTGAAAGTTTAACAAACAAAACACTTACAAGTCCTGTTTTAAACACAGCAATAAGTGGTACTGCATTTCTTGATGAAGATGACTTTGCATCAGATAGTGCAACAAAGGTAGCCTCACAACAATCTATTAAGGCTTTTGTAGAAAACAAATTAACACAAGAAGATTTAGACATATCTGATGGATCATCAGCTATTGCTATTGACTTAGATAGTGAGACTCTTGGATTGCTTGGTGGCACAGGTATTACTAGTACAGCTTCAGGTAACAATGTTACTTTTGCTATAGACTCTACTGTAGCAACTAAGACTGGATCAGAAACATTAACTAATAAAACAATTAATGGTTCTAACAACACTTTATCAAACATAGGCAACTCAAGTCTTTCTAACTCTAGTGTATCTTATGGTGGCGTATCCTTAGCTCTTGGTGCTACTGATGCTACCCCATCTTTTGACTTACAAGATGCAACTAGTTATCCAGCTAGTGCCTTAACAGGAACAGTTGCAAACAATCAAGTAGCGAC